CTGCTTCAGTATCTGGTAGTAATTATGGAAACATAGGAAATAATAGTTTGTTTGATTTTGCAGTTTCAATAGGTGGTGGAGGTGGTGGTAGAGAATATAGAGCTGGTAAAGGTGGTGGTTCTGGTGGAGGAGATGGAGCTAGAGTTTCTAATGATGGTTCTACAGGAATAACAGCACAAGGTTTTGATGGTGGAGGAGTGTCAACAACTGGTTCACCTTATGCAGCTGGTGGAGGTGGTGGTGCTTCTGCTGAAGGTGGAACAGCAACTTCTAGTCCTGGTGCTGGAGGAAATGGTTTAAGTTCATCTATCACAGGTTCAGCAGTAACTAGAGCTGGTGGTGGTGGTGGTGGAAATTATAATGGTGCAGGTGCTTCTGGTGGAACAGGTGGTGGTGGTGCAGCTGGTGGAAATACTGCTCCCCATACTGGTACAGCAGGTACTGTTAATACAGGTTCTGGTGGTGGTGGTTGTACAAACGCAGCAGCTTCTGGTGCTGGTGGTAGTGGTATAGTAATTTTAAGATGGGCTACTGCTGATGCAACCATAGGAGCTACAAGAACAGGTTTAACAGATGGAAATGTACAAACAGATGGTTCAGACAGTTACATAGTATTTACAGCAGGAACAGGAACAGTGAGCTTTGCATAATGAGTGAATTAAAAACAAATAAGATTTCAACAAATGACCAGAACAATGTAGCAATAGATAATGCACTTGGATTAAAGTCATATACAACTACTCAAAGAGATGCTTTAACTTCTGTACCTGGTGATACTATATACAACAGCACAACAGGAACTATAGATTATTACAATGGTTCTGCTTGGTTTTCATCATCAAGTAATACTTTTAGTGTTACTATTCAATCACTTGTCATTGCTGGAGGTGGTGGAGCAGGTGGTGATGCTGGTGGAGGTGGAGGTGCTGGTGGCTATCGTAACTCTTATGCTTCTGAAACTTCTGGAAGAAATTCATCAACTGAAACTCCTCTTTTAATATCTAAAGGAACAAATGCAACAGTTACTGTTGGAGCTGGAGGTCCTGTAACTGGTACTTTTACTCCAGCAAATGGAAACAATTCAATTTTTTCAACAATCACATCCATAGGAGGTGGTCATGGTGGTGGAGGTGGAACAAACTCATCAGCTGGTGATAATGGTGGTTCTGGTGGTGGAGGTTATGAATATAATGATGCTTCTGGAGGTACTGGAACAGCTGGTCAAGGTTTTGATGCAGATAGAGGTCGCGATGAAGGTGGCGGTGGCGGTGGTGCTGGAGAAGCTGGTGGTACTGATGCAAATGGTGCAGGTGGAGATGGACTTGCCTCATCAATAACTGGCTCATCTGTCACAAGAGCAGGTGGTGGAGGTGGTGGAAAATCTGTCTCAAGAGCTGGAAATGAGGGTGTCGGTGGTGCTGGTGGTGGTGGCAATGGAACGACTTGGAATGTCACAGGTCAAAATGGAACTGCTAACACAGGTGGTGGAGCAGGTGGTGGTGGTTCGTATGATGGTGTTGGAAACTCTGCTGGTGGCAATGGTGGTTCTGGTGTAGTTATACTTAGATGGCTAACAACTAGTGCAACTATAGGAGCAACAAGAACAGGTTTAACAGATGGTGGAGTACAAACAAGTGGCAGTGATAGCTATATTGTTTTTACAGCAGGTACAGGTACAATAATATTTAGCTGATATAATAGGAGAGATATGGCACATTACGCATTTATAAACGATAACAACATAGTGACAGAAGTCATTGTTGGTATCAATGAGGACAATACAGAAACTTTACCAGATGGCTTTGCTGACTGGGAAGCGTGGTATGGAGATTTTAGAGGACAGACTTGTAAAAGAACTTCTTATAACACCAGTGCTAATGCACACAGTGGAGAGGGAACTCCTTTTAGAGGTAACTATGCAGGTATAGGATATACTTATGATGCAGACAATGATGTATTTATAGCACCTAAACCTTTTAGCAAGTGGATATTAGATGAAGATACTTGGTCTTGGAAAGCACCAGTTGATATGCCAGATGATGGTAAACAATATATTTGGAATGACAACACAGGAGCTTGGGAAGAACTAGCTGAATAATGTCTAGCGAAATAAAGGTAGATACAATATCAGAAAAGACTTCTGCTAATGGTGTAGCTATAGACAGTGTTACATTAAAAGATGGTGAAGTTGTAGGAGCAATCTTAACAGACTATGTTGAAAAAGATGTAGCAGTTACTTCTGGTACAACACTCACAATAGATTTAGCAAATGGCAATACAGGTTCAGTAACACTTGCACACAATGTAACAGACATAGATTTTACAAATGTACCAACAGATGGTACTTCTTCATTTACATTAAAAGCAACACAGGATGGAACAGGTAGCAGGACTATGGCTATTAACGCTATTACAGTTAATGGTGGTGGTAATGTTACAGGACTAACTCCAGGAGCTGCTGGTCTTACACTTAGTACAGGTGCAGCAGACATAGACTTAGTATCGTTCTTATTCTTTGATGCTTCAACACCCTTAATCAATTCATTATTAGACTTTAGTTAGGAGTTCAAATGCCATTAGGTGCAACACGATTTGGATTTCAAGGTGGATTAGCCCCATTAGATGTAAGTTATCTAGTTATTGCTGGTGGTGGTGCTTCTGGTTCTGGATATGATGGTGGTAATCAAAACTTAGGTTCTGGTGGAGGTGGAGGTGCTGGTGGTTATAGAAACTCTTACAGTACTGAAAGTTCTGGTGGTAATACTTCAACTGAAACACCTTTATCTTTAGATGTATCTACAAGTTATACAGTTACTGTTGGTGGTGGTGGTGCAGGTGGACAGTGGTATCAAACTTCAAGTGGTTCACCTAGTGTTTTTTCTACTATTACATCAACTGGAGGTGGAGAAGGTGGTAACTTCTACAATGGTTCTAGTGGTTACACAGGAGGTTCTGGTGGTGGAGCTTCTGGTTATGATGTTAATGTTGGTTCTGGTGGAGCAAGAACAGCTAGTCCAGTACAAGGTTTTGCAGGAGGTTCAAGTGCATCTCCATCTCCAGCAGGTGCTGGTGGTGGTGGTGGTGCTGGTCAAGCAGCTGGGAATGGTGCAACTAGGGTTGGTGGAGATGGTGGAGATGGGTTATCTTCATCAATTACTAATTCAGCTGTCACTCGTGGTGGAGGTGGTGGTGGTGGCGTACAAGCTGTTCCATATACACAAGGTTTTGGTGGTGCTGGTGGTGGTGGAAATGGTCGTATAGGAAGCAATCAAGGAGTTGGAACAGCAGGAACAATCAACACTGGTGGTGGTGGAGGTGGTGGAAATGGTATTGGTTCTACAGGAACTACTGGTGGCTCTGGAATAGTTATACTTAGATACCCAGCAGCATATTCAGCAACATTAGCAGGTGGTGCTTCATCAGCTGGTGGAGAACAAACAGTAGGCACAGAAAAATATATTCAAATAGAAACAAGTGGAACAGTTACCTGGTCCTAAATAGAAATCTATATGATAAAATCTTTAGTATGGATTATTTAATAGGATTTATTGTTGGCTATTGTTGCAAAGAAATGTACAAGTTTATTAAGTATCTTGCAACAGCTGAAACTTTAATTCTTGCCCACGATTTTGATGAAGACTGGGATTTCTTAACACAAGATGACCTTCCATAATGACAACTTCTAATGGCTTTACACAGAAAGAACTGAACCAAATGATATTTGATAAGTTAGATGACATAGATAAGAAGCTAGATGAGAAGTTAGATAAATCAGAATTTTATAAAGTATTGGGATTGGTTGCCACAGTTATATTAATTGTTGGTAGTCTAAGTATGTAGGGATATATGAAAGCACAAGTAAATTTAAGTCAAGTATTACAAGGTGGTTTAGCTGCTCTTGTTGGTTGGTTATTTAAAACAGTCAATGATTTACAACAAGAAGTTACTGCCTTACAAGTAGAAGTTATAAATTCAAACAGCAAACTTAGTGATGTATTGAACATCATACAGAATATTGATTCAGAGATTACAGAGATAATCTGGAAGATAGGTGGCTAATGATTTGTGGTTTATGTACTGGTATGTGTAACACTTGTCCGATAGGTAAGTAGTGTTTAAAAAACTTAAAGATAATCTTGGTCTAGTTGTTACAGGTATAGCTCTTATGTCCTCGGTTGGTGCAGGTATTCAATCTCTTAACGCTGTACTTATAACTCTTACAGGAATTGATGACAGGATGAATAACATTGAGTATGAATTTGTAACTCTTAAAGATAGCACTTATGTACAGAATGATATAGCTGTATTGTATGAGAAGATACAATCATTAGAGATGGCTGCACAAAATGTCGGTAGGTTCAATGAAGAGATGGCTACCTTACAAGCTAACTTATATAACTTAGAGCAAACAGTTAGAGATGGTGGGTTTGATTTAGATAGATATTACTTACTAGAAAAGTGGGAGTACCAAGACCTTAATGATTCGTTGACTAGGGTAGAAACACAAATACAAAGTGTTAACAATAATATGTGGGAACTCAACGATTTAAAATCTCGACTAGCTTATTTAGAAGCAGCTGGTCATGGACATTAAATGCAGAACATATCTAGCTGACAATGACTATACTAATATAACTATATGTAACTGTAAGTATGGGAGTGAACACTGTGAAACTGCAAGTAGTTAGGACACAATTTGGTAAGGATGCAACTAATGGGATGCTGTTTATTGATGGTAAGTTTGAGTGTTATACTTTAGAGGACCAATACCAAGCAGTCAAAGTAATGCACGAAACCTGCATACCAGAAGGTACATACAAAATTAAACTTAGAACAGTTGGTGGATTTAACTCTCGTTACACCAAGAAATATCCTACCTTCCATAGAGGTATGTTGTGGTTACAAGATGTACCAGGATTTGAATATATATTAATTCATCAAGGGAATAGTGATGAGCATACCAGCGGATGTTTGATAATTGGTGACTCACAACAAGACTTAGATGTAAACTTTAATGGTATGGTTGGAAGTAGTGCTAACGCTTACAAGAAACTATATCCTAAAGTGTCTGGTGCAATACTTAAAGGTGATGATGTCACCATAGAATATACAAAGATAAACCTTAATGGTGAAGATAACAAAGCTAAAGACCACATGATACTAGCTGATAGCGTATATGAAAAGTTACAAGAGATTAATGGTAATGTCATTAAGACTAATGCTATGATTAAAGGTAGATTAATAACATAATGTTTGAAAGATTTAAAAGAAAAAGAAATCAAGATGGTACATTCAAGAAGGATGTATGGTGGACACCTTGGTCCGATTCGTGGGAGTATAAGATGAGTGAAGACTTAAAAGATATGCTTGAAAGAACTATATGGACTTTCGTTGAAGCATTCCTTGGAGCTTTAGTTGTTGCGCCCTTGATATCTGTTGATGCAAATACATTAGAGTTAGCTGCATTAGCTGGTGGTGGAGCTGCACTTGCAGTAATCAAGACATACGCAAAGAAAAAAATAAGCTAAGAATCTCTCCATTTATTTGTGTATAATAAACACAACAGGGAGGTTAATATAGTAAATATTCCAGAAGAATGGGGTAATAACTTTTATAAGTCTGGCTGGAAACCAGGTTATGATATCAGTGAAACAACAGGACATGGTGAGCTTACTCATGTAGGCACTGACCCAAACTTTAGAGAAAAGTTTGATGACATACTTCGAGACTGGGGATTTGACCCAGAAAAATATCAGATAGATGGTTCAGTTCGTGCATCATCTTGGAACACGCAGCTTAAAGGAGGCACAGTTGAAACCTTCTTTGCATTTAAAGGTGTAGTTAAAAAGAAAAATCCAGGTCAAGATAAATACTTTAAAGAGTTATTTAAACAAGCAAAGAAAAGACCGCCGCTTAAACCCAAAACATTCGGAGGTGATACAGCATTCTGTTTCTTTATGAGTGACTGGCAGCTGGGCAAGAAGGACTATGGAGTTGAGAACACAATCAAGAGATATGACATAGCGCTGCAAGATGCAGTGAATAGAATCAAAGAGCTACGTAAGTCTGGTGTAAAGATAGATGAGATTTACATGATAGGATTAGGTGACCTTACCGAAAACTGTACACCTTTTTTCTACGAGAGCCAACCACATAGTGTAGAGTTAAATCTTATTGAGCAATACGCATTAGCAAGAAGCATGATGATGAAAACTGTTGAGACATTCTTGCCGCATGCTGATAAATTAATTTTGGCAGGCGCTCCAGGTAACCATGGTGAGGCAAGCAGGACCAGCAAGGGTCAAGTTGCTACCAGTAGATTAGATAACACTGACACTATGCACCTTGAGATTTGTCGTGAGATAATGGCAGCTAATCCAGATAGATATAAGAAGGTAGAAGTAATAATACCTAAAGGATTTCACCAGGTTATGACCATCAAAAATATACCATGTGCTTGGACTCATGGACACATGAGCGGTGGCGGCGGGAACGCAGAAGCTAAGATAGAGAACTGGTGGAAAGGTCAGATGTATGGATTCTTACCAGCTAAGGATGCACAGATACTTATTACTGCACACTACCATCACTTCAGAGCGAAGCAGCAAGGTGATAGGACTTGGTTCCAGGCACCTAGCTTAGATAAAAGCTTAGACTTCACAGCACGCAGCGGTCTCTGGTCCCATCCAGGTGTACTAACATTCACTATAAATAAAAAGGGCTGGGATAATTTAAAGATTGTATAAAGAAAACCTACACCAGGGCAATAGTGTAGGTCTCTTCTTACTTAGCTACGAAAGGAAGCTAAGTTAAATGTCTCCTCTGTTGCAGTCATAACATGTCTCTGTATCACCATCTATAGGTTTTATATCTTTACATAGTTTGCAATAGAGTTCAGCAATGTTACCCATGGGACAAATCAAAGTCCTCTTTGGGGTCGTTATGTTTATTAATCATAACTTTAGATACCATATCAAAAAACTCTGATGAGTTTATATCAATGGCTGGTCCATCAAATGGATTGTCTCTCTTTTGTTTAGACATTCTCCTCCTCATAATTACCAATAGGTTCTTGAAACTTAGGGTCACCATAGGCATTGATTAAACCTAGTAAGTATCCGCATACTTCATGGCTTACCTCTTGCTCAATAGTATCTGAATTGGTAACCATCAGCATAAGATTTCTAGCAATAGCATGGACCCTGGGATTGTTAACCTCCCACATAGGAGATTCTTTTATAGCATCTTCTATTAACATGTCCAATACCATGACTACTCCTCCTCTTGTACTGGTTTAACTTTACCTAATGTAATCTCCACAGCAGCCATAATACCTAGCAGCTGTAATGATTGGTCCTTCTGAATTATTGTATGCTCTTTAAATACTGGAGAACCTTCTTTGGTTTTCCTTGATAGTATCTCTTGCAGCAATTCTAAATCAGTCGCATCTTTTAATTGTGGCATAATTTCCTTTCCTTACTTAGACTCTGACATAACAAAAAGGTTACTCGGTGGTTCATACATATACATAGCTACTTGTCCACTGTGTTGATGGTCCCACCATTCGTGGTCATTACATGGGCGACTATGTATTGTGTGTCCCATCTTTCTTAAGTCTCTTACTCTTTGTGAGTACGTAGGTATAAACATCTTCTGAAATGTAATAGCGCATAACCAATCGCCACCTACTCTACGTATTGCTTTAAGCTCTTCTAATATCTTGCCAGATTGCGAGTCTTTGGATGGCTCCTTGACTCGCTTCTGACTTAATGCTGCTGGACTAGACATTCTTTAGTTTGTCTATCCAAGTTGAAGCATCTCCTTGTGTGCCTGTCCCGCTATTAAGGAACTGCTTTGCCTCTGCAGCTAGGTCATCTTTACCTTTATCAATAGCTTGATTGATTAAGGTCTCGATGAAGCTTACTTGTCCACCACTAATTGGATTCTGTTTCCATGGTCCATCTGGTATCTCTCCCATATCATCTTCTCCTACTACTACCACATCATCTGTGTTAGATTTTTCTATCTCTTGTACATCATCAAGATTTTCAATGATGCGGTTTACAACATCCGAGTTGCCTTCTCTTGCAGCGAAC